GGCTTCAATTGCCTGAGCGTGAGCCTGGATAATGTCTTGCGAGTTCGACGGAATACCCTTTGTTTTTGTCGTGCTTCCATAGCCTGAGCTTAGGTGCTCAGGCCTACCCATCAGATAATGGTCGTAACCACGCTGCTCAAAGTATCGAGCAATGCCGTATTTGTTGTTCTCGATAAGAAGGCTGTAGCCGTAGAACTTCGCAGCCATAAGCACATCCTCGTAGAAGATTTTAGCGAGTGGTGGACGTGATGCGTACTCCGCCACAAACATATTGGCAGGATACTGCAGGTTGAACTTGTTGTAAATATGGCAGGCGCCCTTTGAGCTCCGCGCGTCAACAGTTACGTCAATGTCGTAGGAGTCAACGCCTCCTACTCCTAACCAGTCATTCTGAGGACCTTGCTTGTTTCGTAGCTCATGCGGAGGCATCCATACCACACGCCACCTCCCGTTGGGGTCTGGCTTGAAATACACCTCCGTGTCTTGCTTTCCGTCCTTCCATACGAAGTTGCCCACGAGCACAGGATTTGGGTACAGTTCTTGATTGTGCTGGATTTGCTCGTATATCTTCTGCACGTTGAAGAGCGACGCTTTAGAGCTGTCGCGAAACGCCTCTGCCGTGGTGAATGGAAACTGACGGATGACCTCGTTGAGTTCGTAGCTGTCGTTTGCCAGCGCTTTCCGCTCATTCTTTAGGAATGTCCGTGCTCCGATGGTAATCTTCTCTCCGTCTATACCAAAAACTGGTACCTCTGGGTCATCAACAATGGGCTGACCGTATTTGTCAAAGAATCCTTCCAGTGCTTCGTATGCTGGTATGAAAATTGAATACAATCCACTCTTGGTGCGTCCGTTTTCGTTGCGCTCCGCTGGATTGCTTGCTTCATACAGGTCTCTGAACTGTCGACCCCCACGGTCAAGCGGGTTTACCGTAGAGCCAACGATGGCTTTTCCTACAATCTTACGACCAACGAGCAGACAGGTGCGGTGAATACGCCACGATTCACGGATGTCGGTAGGCTTTTCCCACTTTCCGGCCTCATCCAAGTACAGGACGTGCAGCTTTTCACCGTCATAGGCGTTGTTGGTGGTGTTCTTCCAGTTGACTACCGTGTTGAGGGCCTCGCCGCGCTGCGATGTCTTGTTGGTCTTGGTGATTCGCTTCGATGGCTCGCGGAAGGCGAGCTCCATCCGTGGGTTGGTAGTACCGTCCTGGATGGGCTTGAAGAAAAACGGCAGCGATTTGTAAATAGGAACTATCTTCTTCATGAAGATGTTCTCCTGTGCGTCGCTACCTGTCTTTGACATCACGCCCAACAGCCTCTCTTTCACCTGGGTAGCCTCGTTGATGATGGTAGAGGCGCTCATGTTGGTGTATCCAGAGCGTCGGCACTTGACGTACACCTGCCCTAGAGACCTCGGGTCTACATTGCAGGCTTCAAGATGTATGAATAGCTCTCGCTGGAACCCAAGGTAGGACGGGTAACCCACGTCAATCTTGGCCCATTGCAGAAAAAAGTAGTGGTTTCCGGTGATGTAAGTAGGTACTCCGTTGTTGAAGAACCATAGTCCGGTGCGCCTGCGCTCATACTCTTGTTGGATGTAGTTGGTGTATTTCTTTCTAAAGGATTCAGGCATAGTCATCCACTCCTCCATTGAGTTGATGCGACGAAGCTCGTCAGGCATCTCCTGACGCGCCCACATCTGCTGCTCTTTGGGCTTGTCGTGGAATAGGATGTCTTGCTTTCTTGGTTGCTTGGGAAGCTGGATGGCTAGGTCTCCATAGGTAACAACGTCCCCGGCCGTTCCTCGCGGACAGATGTTGACGATTACCTCGTCTTCTATTTCGACTAATCCAGCCATCAGCTATCCCAATAGATAAAGACCCACTCGCTATTTTGAGAATTGCTCTGCGAATCCTCCTGAGTAGTCTCGTTCTTCTTTGATTTCTCCACTTTCGTTAAGCTGCTTTACCAGAAGCTGTAGCTTCTCGCGTTCAACAATTAGTTCTTTAGCGTCAATTGCAGTTTGCTTAATTGCTTGCAGCTCAGCCTTTCGCTGGGAGCCGGACAGCTCTTGGTCGACAGGCTTCTGTATCTCCTGAATCATGTTCTCGATGGCAATCTCCATCGCGGACATCAAACGGTGTGCCGTTCCTACGTTGTCGAAGCTACTCTTGGACTTGCGCATAGATGTGCGATAACAGGACACGATACAGCTTCTCGCCTTCAATCTCCATTTCGTAATCGGCATTCTTTTGGATGAATACCTTGTCGCCCGGCTTGAGGCCGAGCTCCTCCAAACGGTCTGAGCCAAAGCGCACATAGCCATACTGGTTGTATGGCTTCTTGTTTTGAACTAGTTCAAGAACCTTGCTTGTTAGTTCGTCTTCCTGCTTTGCTGGTACCAGGAATATCCAATGGCCAAGCAGACGTACTTCACCCGTCTCCTTGCTCTTGTATGCGTAGGCCTGACAGCTGTGTGGGTCGTAGCCTCCATCCCATCCGACGTAGTAAAGGTCTTTGTCTTCAAAGATGAACTGACCTCGCTTGTGTTTTGTTTCATTAAACTGTTGGTTACCATATACCATGTGGTTTCCACCCAACAGCACGTGATGGTGGAAGTAGAGCGTGTCCCCTACGGACACGCCCGTCTTGTATCTTTCCGGCACACCCACCACCTCACCTGAAAAGGCGCGGTGAGCGAACTCGTTGAAGCGAGTGTCCAGATACATCTCTTGGCCGGCAATCTCAATGGTGTCGTTGACGGCTTTGGGTACTTTTACAACAAAGAATCTAATCGGTTTCATTAGAAGTCGCAATCGTGTTCAATTAAACAAGGCATCTCGTCTATGGTCTTCCAGAGCATAGTGCCCTTTTCGGAATTGTAAATGTAGACCAGATAACGGCGAATGCCATGCAAAGCTAAGGCTCGCTCGTCTTGAATAATTGAATCGACTACAGAATCTCCTGTCTTTTGCCCGACAAAGTATGCCATGGCGTCTTTGGGGTTTTGCCCCACGATGATTTTTCTAATAAGTTCCATTTGAATTTCATTATTTGTTTAACCAGTATTCAATTGAGTTGGTTGGTAAGTCGTCGTCGTCATCGTCGTCCTTCTGTTCTGACACATAGCTGTGCGCCATTACGTTGAACATGATGTTGAGTTCTTCGGTTCCATCTACGCTGTACCCGGCGAGGAACTCGTAGCTCTCAGGACCGTCTTCGGTTCCCTCGTCGCACGCCAGACCGAAGCAGTATGTCGCCATGAAGTCTGGTCCGGCATTATGGTCTTTTACAATGTCGGCAATCTCGTCCATCTTCTCTCTTACGAGGATGAACATTTCGATTCGCTGCTCTCTAGTCACGTTTACGCTGGCAATGATAACGTGCCTAAGTTAGTAACTGTAACCGTTGTGTTTTTAGTAAGCGTTGCAGCCGATGTTGAAGAGCATCGCAGGGCTATATCCACTGGAACATCGCCACTTGGCGCATAGTAGAAGTAACGAAGATTCACCGTGTGCTTTCCAGCTTTGGTGCTTTCAAGGTCTTCAATCAGCACTACGCTACTTGCTCCATCGTTGATGTATAGCTGAGCGGTAATATCTGGAGTTCCTGATGAAATGCTGTATTCAACGCAAGCAGTAATGTCGTACATACCTTCTGAGCTGAGTCGGATGTTGTCGCGGATGTTCGTTGCGTCAACCAAAGAGATGCTTGCCGTTGCTCCGCCGTAGGCCACTGAAGAGGTGGCCTCTGTAACCATTCCCGTTGCGGCAGCGCTATAAAGCTCTGCGAAGCTAATCATTGTAGCCGCGGTACCGAGTGCCGCGGTAGCCTGTGGCTTGGCCACAAACATATTGGGAACAACAGTAGCTCCGGTATTGACCACATAGTCGGACAGCTCTACAAGAGTAATGTACTTGTATGAGCTTGCTGACTCGTCCCAAATCAAGAACTTGTCTGCGTTTGCAGCGGTCGCCTCCGTAAGTGGGGTCAGCGAGCTGGCAGGAAGTACGCCGATGGTGCTCCCTGTGGCAGAGAGCGGTGAGTTGGCCGTTACCGACGTTGTTCCGATTGGATTGGTGCTGAGGTTGCGCTTTACAAACACACCCGTTGAGCTCAGCATCAACGCCTCCACGTCCGTGGTGGACGTGGTGACGGCTCCAGTGCATTTGAAGTCACCCGTAGACTCTACCGTGTCTGTGGAGAGCTTAAGAGCTGTGTTGGTTCCTTCGCCATCCTGTACGACTTGCTCAGACGCAGACACCGTAGAGGTGGCGAGCTTCAACAGCAGCCCGAAGGTGTCTTTAATTTTAGTTCCGCTAAGACTTCCCATATTAGTACTTTTGAAACAAAGATACTGATATGCCGAAAAGTAGGGTAAGCCGAAAGAAGCTTTTCAGAGAATTCTCTAAAATTGACCCCAAGTTCATTCAGAGAAACGACCTGAAGAACATCACCTTCCTATATATGGACGCTGAGCTCAACTACGGGCTCAACTCCACAGATATAGAATTTCTATTCTTTGTCTATGACCTTGAGTTCTGGACAATGGACTACGTAGGGAAGGCAATGATGCGCAGCAAGGAGCAGCTGCGGAAGAAACAGCTATACAAACTCAAAGAGCTTGGACTGGTGTACAAGCACTTCGACAAGCTGTCCCCAAGCAACGCCGAGCAGGATATGTTTTTCCGCGAAGAGAACAAGTTCAACTACCGAGTGCGCTATGCTCTATCGCAGAAAGGGCGACTTTTGGTCGCCCGTCTCTATAGAAAGATGAATGGAGAAGAACCCTTTAGGCTTTCTTTGCCTTCATCAGAGCACCAATAGCCATCTGCTCTTTAGCTGTTGATGGCTTATCGTGGGTCACTAGGCGGAACGGAGCCTCGAGGCTTGCGCCTGGATGCTTGACGAACTTACCAGAATGCTTCATCAGGTAGAAGCGACCGCTTCCGTCGTTCATCCAGTGGTGGCCTTCTGGGGCTTTCACCATGATGTTCTTATCTAGCTTCTTGAGTTTCATTTCTTCTTCTTTACACGGACGACCCTAAGCTTTCCGTCCTTTTCATATACGCGCATCCCGGCCTCCTCCGCTTGACGCTTCATGGAGTTGTACTTCTGGGTTACGGTCATCTTTTTAGCTACCGCAGGCTTCACAGTCCTCTGGGTTTTCGATGTTGCAGGTTGGCTGCTTTGCTTCTTCTAGCTCCTCGAGCCAGTCCTCAAATTCAATTCCGGTCATTTGCTTAGTTTGTTTAGTAGTTCGTAGTTGGTCTTTCCTTGTGCTGCACGCTCTTTGCTGACCTTCTTCTGGCCAACAACAGCTCCTGCTCGCTTCTTCGTGCTCTTAGCCATTACTTCTTTGCTCGGTTGCGCGAAGCAGGAATCATCCGGCGCTCATCGTGGTCATAGTCTTCACCGTCGCCGTTACCGTAGGTTCCGGCTTTGCGGTTCTTCTTATTTAGGAACGCACGGTATATCTTGCGCTCTTTGGTTGAGTGATACTCGGTATCGTATTCAGCCTTCTTAGCGCGAGCCTTTGCGTTGCTGGCGTAGTACTTACTAGTCTTCACTTTCTGAGTAGTAGCAAGCTTTGATTTTGTAGTGGGCCGGGGCCATACCTGTTGCCTTAACGGCTGCCTGTACTTGCTTGACGGCCATCATCAGGTCAGGGTTCATGACCTCGATTTCCTGCTCTGACTCCATCTCGCCTCCTTCGTTGTAGGACTTAACTCGATACTTTTTCATGTCTGTAGACGTTGAATAGCAAAGTTACCATATTGGACTTTTGCATGGCGATGTGAAAAAAATTTTTGCTTGCGCTTGCACAATTCAAAACTTTATCTACATTTGTACTACAATTAACTAAAAATTGATACCAACTATGAAAACAAACCTCCCCCTTCTCGCTGCCGCTGGCACCACTGTTCTTGCCTTTGGCCTGTACTTTTCTCTCGGAAGTCCGTTATCTGAGGAGAAGCCTTCTCAAATCAAGAACATCGAGTGCACGGAGTACCAGTTCAGCTGGTACGACGCTGAAATCGGAGACTCTGTTATCTCTACCG